ACAGATGTAGGTAGCTTCACATACGACAGAGACATTACTAAGATCGTGGCTGATGTAGATTCAGACTTCCTTCCCCTTATAGTCACAGTTAATGCTGTAACGATCACAGAAGGCGCTGGAGCAGCAGAGTTCCAAATTGACCGTAATACGGGCCTAATTACTCTTGGGGCCACTCACGCAGCCACTTCGGGCCAAGTAGTCACGGTTGAATGCGAATTTGATGTGCCTGTTAGGTTCGATACTGATCATTTACAGATAAATATTATAGAATTTAACGCACATAATTGGTCTGCAATCCCCTTAGTGGAGGTGCGAGATATAACATGACCAAGAACATAACGTCCGGTATGCAGACTCATTTGAGCGGCACAGTGACTTCCTTGGCAATGTGTTGGAAAGTAACTCGTGTAGACCTCAAAGAATTCAGATTTACAACGCACGATAGAGATTTAATTATTGATGGGTGCGTTTATGATGCCGAGACCGGATACAATCAAACAGCAGTACAGAATGATTCTAGCTTGGCGGTAGATAACCTAGAAGTAGAAGGTATTCTAGATTCAGATAAGATCACAGAGATAGAACTTAGAGCTGGAATATTTAATTTTGCTACCATAGAAGTGTTCCTAGTTAACTGGCAGAATCTATCAGACGGTAAAATCAATCTACGTAAAGGTAAGATTGGGGAAGTAACTATAACCCCCACTAAGATCTTTAGAGCAGAGCTGCGGGGACTAACCCAACAATACGCTCAGCAAATAGTAGAGATGTACTCTCCAGAATGTAGAGCGGATCTAGGGGATTCAAGATGCAAGATACCATTGAATCCAGATATTAGAGCAGATCTAACTGCATGCGTTCTAGGAGATTTCATTAGGGTTGCTACTGCCCCAAGTGTAGGAAGATACTTACCCCTTCCAATTATTAATCATAGTTTCGAGACCGGAGATCTTACAGGCTGGACTACAGTAGCTGGAACCCCATTAGTAACTGGTGCTGCGGGTATTGATCCGTTAGATGGTGCTGTATATCTTAGAGGAACAGCAACGACAGGAAGTTATGAAGTTAGTCAGGATATAGATATAACAGAGCATGCGGTTGCCATTGATGCTGGAGATCTAAAAGCCTATATAGAAATATGGCGCGGGTTCTTAGATGTAGATGCTGATGATACTGTACAGATTATCGTAGAAGCCAGAACAGTAGCAGATGCTTTCATTTCAAATGTCTTTGATAGTGGAGCAGAAACTCAAGCTCAGGATGATAGGTACTATAAACGCGGCGGGTATTTCCTAAGTGTCCCGGCAACTGCTAGGACTTTAAGAATAAGATTAATAGCTAGTGCTGTAACTGACACAACTGCTTCTGGGGTATTTGATTTTACAGAGATTGGTGTTGTAGACACCTCTCCTTCAAGAGAAACTTTTGATCACCTTATATACAATTTAGATTTTGAAGTCGGGGACGATACAGATTGGACTACCGTACAGGGAACATTTAATCTAGATAATTCAGATCAGGGATTAGTAGTTAGTACAAAGCAATGGTTTTTCAGACCAGTAGATGAAGCTTTTACAGAAATTGAAACTGAATTAGACCTGACAACTGATATAGAAATACTTACTGCGGATATTGATAATGATCTTTATCTTACCGAGTTAGATTACCTTATTTCAGTAGTTGCCCCCGGACAATTAGATACGATGAAAATAACTCTAGATGCTATAGATACGGCGGGAGATGTAATTGAAACTCTGTACATTAGAACCCACACAGGAACAGAGCTTGCAGAAGATGTGTGGACTTTGATACAATCATGTCAGGTGGACTTACCTGCAAACACTAGAACTCTAAGAATAAATGTTCTTTGCGAAGCTGTAACAGGAGCTAGGTGCAATGTCGTTTTAGACGATATTGATCTTAGACTCAAACTTAAACAGCCTACGGAGGGACAAGAAATTTATGAGAACAGAATTTATGAATGCACAAGTGCTGGGACTACCGGGTTCGGGATTCCAGTTTATGATACCACTGTATCTAATACCACATCTGATGGATCGGCGGTGTTTACCGCAGTCGAAGCATGGACTAGGGATGCTGATGTTGCTACTGTTACAGATAAACGAGTATTCACAATCAATGTCGTGGAGCCACTCGCAGTTGATGATTGGTTCACATACGGGGTTATATCCTTCCTGACGGGAGATAATAGAGGATTAAGTATTGAGATAAAGGATTGGGTCAACGCAACTAGCGAGATCTCATTATTCTTATTAGCACCCTTTGCAATTCAAGTCGGAGATAAATTAAAACTATATCCCGGGTGCGATAAACGTAAATCCACATGTATAACTAAATTCGATAACATTATTAATTTTAGAGGTGAGCCGTATGTCCCCGGACAAGACGCATACTTACAAACTCCTAACGCGAGATAGTATAGTTCAGATAGCACGAAGCTGGTTAGGTACTCCTTTCAAACACCAAGGGAGAACTAAACGTGGCCTAGATTGTGCGGGGCTTATTATACTTGTAGGTAAGGAATTAAAAGTATTAGCTCCAGAATTTGATGAAAAGAATTACCCTAGAAGATCTCCGCATAGTGAAGAGTTTATGCACTTCTTTATTAAACACTTAGATAAGAAGCATAAAAAAGATATAATGCCGGGAGATGTTTTAATTCTTAAAGAACCATTGTTTCCATGTCATTGTGGAATCGCGGGAGAAAGACACGGCAAGTTAACAGTAATACATTCACATGCACCTTCTAGAAAAGTAATAGAAGAGTATTATGAAGTGGATGGTTGGAAAGATAAACACGTAATGACATTTGAATATCCGGGCACACATTAATGGCAACACTAGCAATAGCAGCAGCAGGAGCAGCAATTTCTTCAGGGCTAAATTTTGGCCCTAGTATTGGCTGGCTTATCGGCTCTCTTCTAGGGAGACTATTCTTCCCCCCAGAAGGTCAAACTCAATTTGGTCCTAGATTGGGAGAGCTGCGCGTGACTGCATCTACGTATGGACAAGCTATACCTATTGGGTACGGATCTGCTCGTACAGGGGGGAATGTTATATGGCTTAAAAATAATAAGCTTGATGAAGTAAAAGTAGAAAGAGAGATAGACACCGGGGGTAAAGGTGGGACTATATTCGGGGGTTCTGGTAACACTCTTATAACTTATGAATACTTTGCTACCTTTGCAGTAGGAATAGCAGAGGGGCCTGTTGAGAAATTAATTCGTGTATGGGCAGACGGTAAATTAATATACGACCTTTCCGGTAACTCAAGTACAACTAAAAAGAAAGGGGTTAAGTTTACTTTCTATTTTGGAAATGAAACCCAACTACCGGATACCCAAATAGAAGCAGATAAAGGAGTCGGCAATGTTCCGGGTCACAGAGGTCTTTGCTATATAGTATTCAAATCCCTGCCTTTGGAGGACTACGGTAATAGAATTCCTAATATAACTGTAGAGGTAGCATTCTCAAGTACAGATTCATTTCCCGGCACTCCATATACTTATAATTCTGGAAGAACCGGATTTGATGGAGAGAGGATGTTATATGATTTTAGAAGAAAACTATTATATGTAACTTCCAATTCTCTTGATGGTATAAGTCGTATCAGAGTACCTTCTATGGAAGAAGATTTTTTTGTAGATGATACAGAGCTAAGAGAGAACTTTGCTTCAGAACTAAGCCCTATTCATATAAAAACTGTAGACCCACAAACCGGGGACATCTTCGCTAGATACGGGAGTGAAAACCAAGCGCCTATTGTAAAAATATCTGGATCAACTTTAAGGATAGTTGACGCATTCCCTCCCGATTTCTCAACCGGAGTAGCTGTGGTTAATAGTACTACTAGATTTGCCAATATAACATACGCCAGTACTTTAACTGTTACGGGGGCCACAGTAGATCCTTTATCTGGTGAGCCTACATTTAGAAGAAACTTCTTATTAACCTCTTCTATATTCGATGATGTTGGTCTCATTGATATGGATGACATGTCTTATGTTTGGGGAGCAGGGCAATCTGTATCTGAATCTGAAGTAGAGCCGCCAATCCCCGGGGAAGAAAGACTAGGGGCTTCTGATGCTTATTGGACAACTAGTAACGCAGCTACAATTAATTTTTACAAAATTACTGTTGATGTTTTAGCTCAGTTCGATGGGTTTGTGACTGTAGGGGTAGATGATCTAGCCTTATTCACCTCAATAACAGTAGCCGAAGTAAAGGCGGTTGATGCAAGCCTATCTGGGGTTACAGCT